TGATTTGTCGTCTTATAAACTATAAAACACATATTAACCTCCTAGTTAGGTTAAATTGAAGTGGTAATCCCTACTCAACTAGGTTTCAGGAAAAGGTAGCTAACCTCTGTCCCACTTCTTACTATTATTTTATTTCATCCAATTTGCTTCTTATCAATTCATCAATACTCATACTAAGTTCGTTATGAATCTTTTCAAATCGCTCTTCGTCCCATTCGATTCCTTGCTTTTCAAGTTCGTTCTGAACAGCATATTTTATAAGAGTTTTTTCAGCTTCTTTAAATGCTCTTTTAATACTATCCCATTTCCCCCCTAAAAAGCTTTTCGCTCTTTGGAAGCCAGATTGTTCCTTTAAATATTCATTAAAAGACATTTATTTCTCCTTAAGCAGTAGCGATCCTTACTTCTTCAAGAGAAACACCGGAACGCGTAACAACCGAAGTCAACTGGATATATTCAATTGATCTAGCTGGCTGTACATAAATGTCAACATTCAATCTATTAGCATCTACAATCTCTTGGGGATTATTAGTCTCACTACAAACAACTTGATATGCTGTAAGACCACCACCAGCCTGTACACCAGCTAAGAATTCATCAACCAGACTAAAGACTCTTAATCTTGTTCTTGCTGTGTTGTTCTCGAACACAAACGGAAGCAAAGCAATCTCAATATTGTTTTCAATATAAAGAAGGTTTCTTCTTACATTAATTCTATCAAGAGCCGATGCCTTCATCTGAGCCGTCTTCTGACCCCACATGGCATAACCAGTTCCACGAATGAACTTAGGCACGTTTACATTCCGATCATAAAGAGTACCAATTTCATCAAATGTGAAAATCTTTCTCTGGTCAAGAACCGACAAAATTCCTCTATTAGTTCCGGCGGGAGCATCCCACGGGTTCGCAACATTATCAGTTCTTGCAAATAATGCCGCTCCAAAAATCGAGTTCGGTAAATAAACAAACTTATCATTATACGCATCGTAGACCTTAGAATATCCACCATAAATAGCAACATAAGACGGAGTTCTATATCCATACTCTTCGGCAGCTAAAACATCGGTTGTCGAATCGTCGTCTAATTCACCAACCTGTACTGTTCCAATACAGTCGGCTCGCAAAGCCGCAACTCTTCCAATCTCTTGTTTCACTGAAGTATTATAAGAACTTCCAATCAAAATTCCAACAGTTGCGTTTTCTCTATCTTCAAAGATATCCCAACCACCAGTAGCAGTCAATCCATTCGTTGTATCGCTCGCGCCACCAGAAAGAATCATCAATCTATTATCATCCGTTCCCGAAACTTCAGAAGACTTAAACTTAATATATTCTTCGTCTGCTGTTGTTGTAAGATTTGGAAGGAAGTTATAGTTATCATCACCGGTTCCCGTAACAACCGGAACCGTTGTACCAGCACTTCCACCGTTCTTCACATAGATATAATCAGAGTTTCCATTAACAACAGTTTCAATGAAAAGATTATTTCCATTACCATCCTTCAAATCTTCACTAACAGAACCATAAAAAGTTTCTACCGGCGACAAGAAAAGCTGACCATTCGTTCTATCAGTATTATTTCTATAAAGCGAATCCCAAGTAACATCAGTAGATTTCGTATATACATTAATTTTAAATACATTACTTGCAATTGGATACCACGTTGCAATGTCCGTTCTACTTAAAGTTGCTCCAGTAGCAGCATCAGCAGAAGTTGGATAACTATCGTACGCAAATTTCCAATCCGCGGACAAATGGAATGGCTCAATTGTAACCGCGATACTGTTTCCATCGGTACCCGGACCCAACGCACCAATAATAAAATTAGAACTACTATCGGCGTGATCATCGATAATACTTATATATGTATTTGAATCCAAACGATTTCCTCTTGACCATTTTGATCCCGAAATACCATCCGAGTCATAAGAAAAAGTCTGAGAAGTTGTACCCATAGTAACTTCAATATTTGGATATGTATCTGCCGTTGTAGTAAAATCTCTTACAACATAAAGATTACTTGATTCTTTCAAAAATTCCAATGCGGCATAGGCACCATAACCATATTCAGGAATAAGTTTATTATTACCAGACGCACCAGAACCCGAAGTATAGATTGGCTCCCCGAAAGTATCAATAAAATCTTTATCGTTTTGTACAAACACCGGGCGGTTTACTGGACCCTTTTTAGCCCTTACAACAATACCACCATTAGAAATTCCGGTTGGAATCAAGATTTCCGAAATGTCAACTTCCTTTCTATAAACACCAGGAGTTTGAAATACTCTTGCCATTAGTTACCTCCCAATAATTGACTATCTTGTTTAGAAGATTTTTTTCTTCTTTTCTTATTATCTTTTACAACTGGCTGAGCAACTTCAACAACTTCTGGTTTCTTCAAATCCTCAGCCTCAATCTTTTTTTCTACCACAATAGCAGGTCTATGTGCTTTACCTGCGTTTGGTTTTCTCGATGTTCTCATAAAACCTCCAAAGTATTTATATTCCTTCAATTGTATTTATACTTTTTTTAGAGCATATCATCATCTAAAATAACTGAAGGAGTCCATCGGGGGTCTCCTTGTTCTGCGTTTTCATTCATAACAGGTATTTCAGTATCTTCCCAAACCCCATATTGCACATTATATTCATTGTCAATATCCTTATTTTCAAAGGTTCTTCCTTCATAATCATCTGTAATTACAAAATAAAGAGCCCACAACAAAGACGTCACGGTGTCGTCGTGTTCGTGCCGACCAGCCGCAAAAACATTTGGCCTAACTTCTTCATATCTACTTAGTTCATACAAAGTTCGCTCATCATATAAAACCAATCTATCTTTTTCAATATATTCTTTTAAAAGCATGTTCGCTCTAAGTTTCGATTTCTTTGTACTACGAATACCCAACCCCTTTGGATCAACATTAATCAATTCCTCATACTCAAACTCATGCCAAACAGAATCAGCTACTGATTGACCAATATCATTATTTTCAACCATCATATGAGCATTATTATAATATTTAGCTACTGACACACATACTTGTGAAAATTCATGTGGTCTAATTTGGTTACTGCGATATGTCGCAACCTGCTCAATATCAAACTCATCGCGAAGGTGTAAAACTTGAATAACAGAATAATCACGACCAGTTCCTTTTCCCGTATCTACACCTAAAACATATTCACCATTTGGAACCGGTTGCTTATAAATCTGTAACAACCCCTGCCACTTGGTCGCAACGGGATCACTAAATTGAATTCTTTCAAGAACATCCGAATCGATAAGAGTAGATTGACTACCAAGAAATTTACAATTCTTACTTACAATATCATTTGTATAATAAGAATTATCTGACGATCCAACTTCAAGAAGAGTATAAACTTTTTCTTTCTCTTTATTTAATTCAACTTTAACTATTTCTTTTAAACCCTCTTTTGTTTCTAAAACATCACCCTCTAAAAGATATTTTGCTTGTTCTTCGTTCCCGTTTATAATAAATATGTGGTCAGTTGATACTTCAATAAAATTGCCATCTTCTAAAGTAAACTTTAAAATTTGAACTTCTTCTTCAATTTCACCAACACCATCAAAAAGTTTAAAACCTTCTGGAGTTTCAACTTCATAATTATTCATTAATTTTGTGTTTGTTTTTAAACTCATATTTAATACTCCCACTATCAAAAATCCGATATAAACTTCTTTCCATCATAATAGTATGTTCAGACTTGCTTGAATCAAAACCTTGTTGAACTAATACATTTTTACGATATTTAAATCTATTTTCTCTAATTCCTTTATTTACATAATAATAATTTGGATTAGTTGAACAAATAAACTGAAAACCCAATTTATCATATAAAGTGTTTCTATTATTTACCGTCCAGCTTCTATCAGCATAACTTATTATTTGTATTGGACTATAAGTATTTATAAAACTTTTAAATAGCTTATTAGCTCCCCCGATAACCGAACTACCCAATTTATTACAAAACCTTAATAACTCATACGAACCTTCTTTAGATTTATGTCCTAAACATTTTCTTAGCTTACCAAAAGTCATTAAAGATACTAATTCCTTCTCATAATAAAGACCTAATCTAATTTTTGAAATACAATTTCCCTGTATATGATTTTGTTCCAAAAAATCTTTAGCATCATTATATGAAACTTCTCTAATCTGACACTTTCTACCATAAATCCTTTTAGATTTACCAAGCAAATTAAGTACTCTTGACTTAACTATATCTTGCTTATAAACCCAATCGTCTTCGTAAATATGAATTAAATGAATGTTTTGATTTTCACATTTTAAAGTTTTATCCAAATGATAATTTTTATGAACAAAAAGTTCAGAATGCCAATAAAGACCATTAAATTCAAAAGATAATTTTAAATCCGGTAAATAAACATCTAATTCATATGGCTTAATAATATTTTTTACATTAACTAAAATTTTACCAAAATAATTCTTTTTAATAAACTTTAAAAAATCCTTTTCAACATTCGAAAAATTAGCATTACATTTTGGACATCCTCTATTAAACCTTAAGTGGTTAGATGGTAATTGCTCAAATTCTCCGTGTATTGGACAAACTATTTTAATATTTTTATGAGTATTCTTATAATTAACTTTAGAATAATTATATTTATTACCATGAACCTCTTGCGCTTTTTTTATAAAATATTCCGTATTCATTGGTTGACATTGTGGTTTATTTAACATTCCACATTTCCTACATCCAAATTTTCTTGAAATATGTTTAGACGGTGTTTGCCAAAATTCACCATGTTCAGGACAAATTATACAAACCTTCGTATGATAATTAACATAATCAACTTTAGAATAATCGTACTTATCACCATGAACATTTTGCGATTTCTTTATAAAATCTGTCTTACTCATTTTCAATTTTCTTTTTCGTTCTTCCATAGCACATAGTTTACAATCCCTTCCTCTTAAATGATTATTTGGGGTTTGCTTAAATTTAAAATGATGTTTTTTACATACTATAGTTATTTTACTTTTATAATCAACATTTTCTTTTAATAAAGAATAATCATACTTATTACCATGAACCTTTTTAGCTTTTTTAATAAACTCATTTTTTTTCATAATTTAACAGTCCTTAAAAATCTTTAATTATTCCTCTTGTATATATTTATCATATGTAAATAAAAACTCATAAATTATGTAGCATGATAAAGAAAATCTTTATTAAACGATTCTTTTAAATATTGACTAAAACTCATTCTTACTCCTAAATTCTTTTATCTTTAAATAAATCTCCTATTTTAATCTTTTTTATTAAATTTGTCTCTCTATCTCTAATATCTATAACAGTTTCTGATTTCGCGCAACCATATTCTTGCATAAATCTCACTGGACCTATATCAGCAATAGTTTCCTCTTTCCACTTTTCATCTCGGCCCGGAACTTCCCACCAACCAACACGAATTGGATAAAAGTTATTTGAGTTCTCTTTTCTTATAGCCTTTGACCAAAACTCATAAAATTGATTAAGACCTTTGGGAGTCTGATGCCCAACAATTCCATTATATAAAACTGAATGACACCAATTATCACCTTCAATATTATACAATGAAAAATCAAAAACCTCATTTTCTGATCTTTCAATCAAATTTATTTTAAACCACTTCAAATCATTTTTCACATTACTGCTAACAAACTCTTTTAATTTATCATTTTTTGAATTAAGTATTTCTTCTTTTCTTTTCAACAAATACTTTCTTGAAAAAACCTTTTTACCAACACCACCAGAAAATAAATTCATTTTACGAATTTCATTAGAATAATTTTCCTTAATAATTTCCCTTGAAAATGGAATTATATCGTGACTATTTCTTGTTCCCTTAAAATTAAGAAAATGTAAATTATCTTGTTTTCTTTTAAAATTGAATTTTATTAATTTGTAAAACTTCAATGAATTTTCTTTATCCATTAACAACCTATAATTTCTTGTTATCTTTTTAACCTTTTTAGTTGGTTTAGTATCAATTTCTAAATAATCAGTAATTATTCCAAGATTAAGTAAAATCATTTTAATTTGCATTATAAGTGTTTTAGAAT